CCAGCGGTAATGAGTGGTTGGGCCATCTTGTACAGGATTAGGTCCTGTAAGATTAAAGCCTCTGGTTATAAACGGAGCTAAAGCTTTTTGTGGTGAAAGCTCTGGTATGGGCGGTTTAGGTTGTCCAGCTAAAATTGAGACGGAAAAAAGAGAGAGAAATAGTGCGAGAATTGTTGTCCGTAACATTTGTATAGCTCCTTGGCATTACTAGAAGGTATATAGTAACGACCTTAGATGAAACAATAAACTAATCACTGGTAATATAAGTTATAGCTTTGTGACTATATGGAGGAAATATAAGTGGCGATTGGAACGTGCAAGCTATGTTTTAAGGAAAAGGATTTGAAAAAGTCGCATGCCATAGCTAACTCTATTTTTAAAAGAATTTTACGGCCAGCTAATGGAAAAGCAATTTTGCTTTCTAACGGTGATGAGAAAATCGCTTATACGAGTGATAGCTGGGCTGAAGAACAGCTATGTGGTGAATGTGAAGGGCTTTTAAGTCGTAAATATGAAAAGTATTCATTGGAAGTATTACGTGGGAGAAGGGGAACCATAATAAACCACCCTACCAGTGATTATTATCAAAATGTGCAGGTAAAAGAGCTTATTTTATTTTTTTTATCAATTTATTGGAGAGGGGCACATTCAAGTCATAAATCTTACCACGCTCTCAATATATCTTTTTCTAATAATATGCTCCTTCGTGAGGCCATTTTAAATAACACTAATGTGCTTTTGAGTAAGTATGCTGTGAGGGTTTATAAATTAATAGATAGCACAGGTTCAGCAAACGACTTTGAGTCGAAAGTTTTTAAAAACTTTATAGCATCACCTTATGTTAAGAACCCCAGTGTTCTGCATAGTAGGGTCACGATTTGTTTTGCATTTGAGGGGTTTTACATTGAGATTATCGAAGGTGGGGTAAAATTTAAGGAGAGGTCTACTATTGGTGCTTTGAATGCTAATGAAGAGAGTATGAGAATAAAGCATATATGTCTTTTTGATATTCCACAATTAGTTGAAATTATGGGGAAATCTCTTGATAAGCAGCGGGCAGGGCACACACTGATTAAATAATTAAAATAGCTCTGGTTGAATTCTCTTTCTGCAGTATGCTCGTTGTTCTTCAATAATTAAATAAACTTGCTTCACACTTATGTCGTACTTAGTCGCAAGATCTGAGGGTTGAATACCTTTTTCCGCCCAATCTCTATGTAGGTCAATATTCCTAATAGCTCGTTGTAGCGCATCTTTTTTAGGAAGGTAGAAATAGCGGCCACCACAATACATTGATTGTTCATGCAAAAGAGTGAGGCTTATTTTCTGGGCCTCTTCTTCACCGTATCCCATGCGATTTAGTGCTGCTGAGAAAATATCGATAAGGGCTGTGAGATCCTTGGGCCATTTTTTACGGACTTCTGCCGGGATCTCGCTCATATGGCTGGCGAGATCGTCGGTGAAGGACGCTTCTCCAAGTAGGTCTTTTTGTTCTTCAGACATACTGACTCCTTTCGCGATATACGCGGCGCTGCCATTGTTTGAGACGTTCTAGCACTTTGCTGGCGAGTTGCTTGTCGTGCTCTAACCATTCCAGTTCATCGATGCCTACACCGCCGTTAAGTTTGCTGGATTGATGTTTTGCCCAGTGAGTGAGTGCTTGTTCTGAGCCGTCTTTAATAATCCCTTGCTGGTACATCTCTATCCAAATGGCGCGCATCACATCAATAACTTTACCGCTGGCTTTTGGACTGTACTGCTTTTTAGTCTGGCGGTTCGCTGGTGGTTTTCGCTTAAAACCGCATTTCTTTAAATGTGTGAGTACTTTATAAAGATCACCAATGTGCATACCGCCACAGCTACGTGTGCCTGTTATTTGTTGAAGCATGTCACGGTAGGTATCGTCATCTAAGCCCAGCTGTTTTTTGGCGATGTGGATCTGAGCCAGTGCTGATTTTCGGTTGTTTTTTTGTGGTTTCACTGTGTTATCTCGGTTAATTTACAATCAGAAATAGCCCGTGAGCCACTTTTGATTGTTGATAAATTAAGAATTTTTCTTATATCTCTTAGGTTTAAGCATCTGTACATTCTGTAACCAGAGGAAAAGAGAGCATTAATTCTTTTCATAGGCCAAGGATGGCCGCTCGGTATCCCGCCCTTCGGGGCGGGTTTTATTATGTGTGGGGTGTGCAGTCTTTCAGCTCGTTACCCGTATATGACCTATTGCTTTGAAACAGAGGCGAAGTGTATAGGGCATTTCAGGGCCTCCCGCCCATCGGGAGATAACCATATGAGGGTTCTCTAATGGCTAAAACTAAAGCTGGTAAAAAGAAGGTGCACGTGCCTGCTCACACCAAAATAGTTAAAGGCAAGAAGATTAAAGTGCGCGAGCACTATCGCTCTACCAATGACTAAGTGATGCTCTGCACACTCCACTCCTAATAGATATTTATTCGTTTACAGCGTCTTTTAGTACTTTCAGCGGTTTGAATTTAATTGTTTTAGCTGCGGCTATTTGAATCGTTTCCCCGGTTTGTGGGTTTCGACCTGTACGAGCTGCACGTGCACCTACTGAGAGCTTGCCTATTCCTGGCAGAGTCAGTTCACCTCCATTTCTAAGATTGTCCTGTACTGCTGTCTCTAGTGAGCGTAGTAGAGATTCAACATCGGCTTTGCTTACGGCGCGATCATCAATTAGCTGCATTTGGCTCTGAATGTGTTCGATCAGTTCTGCTTTTTTCACAGTAATTTCCTTACATTTAGTTGGCTGCTCATCAGTACCTAACTGCCACGTTGGGTAGACGCCTTTTTTAGTGGGGAAAAGGCGTTTCGCTTATGTTTGAAAAAGCCATTGAAAGGTGGAATGCCTCCGGCTACTTTGTTACCTCACACACTTGCTAGATCTAATGAAATAGGGCGGTATTGATCCGTTTTACCAATGCGCTCATACACCCGGATATAAACGGCGGTGCCGACATTCTGCAGGGCATCTTTTAATGCCTGCATCGCCAACTGCCACTCTTCGTCTTCAATATCTAGGCGCATTAGTTCAAGTACTTTGCCGGTTTTAATCTCTTGTTTGTTGTTAGTGCGGAATGCCTGGCTAACGATGGCGCTAACGTTTTTACTTGCTCCTTCTGTCCAGCGTTTTAGGCAGTTATCAATAAGTTCTTTGGCTGCTTCTATCTCTTCTGTGAAGGCGACAACTTCACGAAATGCGCGCTGTATTTTGTAGCGACCGTCGTATGAGGTAAGGCTGACGTTGCCTTTCTTACCGCCGAGTTTTACGCCGTATCGATCACCTGCAATTGCGACTAAGTCATCGATGTCTTGAAGCGCTGCGGCTTTGAATTCTGCAAGGGCTGTGTGCAGTGCGATTGCTTTTGGCGTGAGGTCATTAACTAATGCATCACGCAATAGGTCTTGTTCACGCACTTGATCTGCAGGCACTAAGTGACCTACAGCATTCCGCATGAAGCCTTCCGGGATATGGGGTTGAACGATTGGCTGTGTGCTGCTCATGCTACGCGCTCCTGTAGTGGAAAAGAGAGTAGGGCTTCTAAGTTGTTTTTGTGCTCTAGCGCTATGCTTTTCAGTACGGCTTGTGTGGTAGCGCCGTTGTCGAAACGATCCAAGTTGCTGTTTAGGTGGCTATCATTCACCTCCATGGCTGCATTTGGGCTTGGGGTAGTAACGGTTTTACCAATGCCCCAGAACATCACACTGCCAACTTTGCGTGTTGCAGGTAAGTCGATAATTAAGTAACTAGTCATTGTTATGCTCCTTTGCCTTTTCTTTCTTGATGCGCTGATAGATCTCTTCACGATGAACATTGATATCTTTAGGTGCATTCACACCAATGCGCACTTGATTACCCTTAACACCGAGAACTGTGACGGTTACGTCATCACCCACCATGAGTGTTTCGCCTGGGCGGCGGGTTAGGATTAGCATTGGAGTGCTCCTGTCAGCTTCTCTTCACGTTCATTCCAGCGCACTTCACAATCACCCACTTTTGCGACGCGAGTGGTCGTTCTGATGCCGTTTTCTGCAGGTGTCCAGACTGTGCGGGCACCGTGCAGTTGGTTGCATCCAGCCCCTGCAATAATGTGGATAACTGGGTTACGGTCTTTAACTTCAAAATCCAACACGGTTAGGTTTAGGGCGTGTAGGGTGTTTATTGTCATGTTCAGGTGTGCCAAACGGTCTTTAATAATCAGGTTTTGCTTATTCATGCTTCACCTCTGTTTGGGTTGTATTTGCACTGGCGGCAAGCTCGGTAAAGAGCTACCCGCTGAGGGTTGCTACTAATAAAAGGCTGCTGGCGATTTTTTTGGCATAGCTTGCTATCGATCTCGCCTAAAATCGGGCATTCGTGTGCCTGATTGAATGCCATTATTTTTTGTTCCATTGCCGTGGTGTTCGCTGGGTATTTATTGGCAAGCAACGTACTGACGGATGCACGATCCACCCCTAAGCGATCGGCAGCTGCTTTCTTGCTCCCTGATTGGTCAACAACAGAGGCAAGGACGCGGATAAACTCGGGGGGATTTTTCCCCCAAGCTGAAAGGTTAATATTCATGACAATTCCTCCGGGTCTTCACAGTGCATGACCTTGTTCAAATTTGGGTCGTAGACTGTTTTTACGCGCTGAATCTGTGGGGCACGGGGGCCTGTGTTCATTCCTGGCTTAAGTCGAATCACCTCTAGTCGGTGCGCATTTCCCTTGTGTAATACTTGTAGGTATCCGGCTTTCTTTAAGCTGCCTAGATAACGTTTCACATAGGCCATTGTGGTTTCATGCCCAGCGGCTTCTACGTAATTGGTTATAAGGCGAGCATCTAAGCTGTCTTGTATGCGTAAGGTGCGCCAGATCGCTTCGGAGATCATTCCTTGCTTAACTGGCTCGCCTTTACGTGTAAGGCGTGGTGCTTCAACACCGTTATCTTTGATGCGGCGATAGATTGTTTTGTCGTAACGTTTACGTTTTACAATTTCTACAAATCCGCCTGCGGTTAAGCAGTAAAGGTAAGTTTTTAAAGTTTCGTCATCGACATTGGCTGCACGGGCTACGGGGTACATTTCAAACTCTCCTTTGAGCTTGCGTAGTTCTTCCCAGATACGCTGTCGTGATGATCTGCCTCCTATCATTTCAAGTTGTGCTGGCTTGCGAGTAGGGGTGCTATTTTTGGTTGCTGCGTTCATTTGCTTCCCCTTATATCCGGCGCTTTGGCGCTTCGCCTGTGTATAGCTCTGTTTTGCCCCATGTTCTTAGGTCGACAGATTCCCAACCGTTGGTCATGGCTTGCTCTTGAACTAGCTCTAGGTTGACGGCGACTCGACGAACACTGCCGCCGGATATCTCTACTAAATGTTGTAGAAGGTCGTTTTCTATATGCACCTGGTTCGCATACAGAGGTATCAGCTTTGTAGCATCTTCTAAACTGACCGGTTGTGCAGGTACCCAAGCAAGGACGCGCCCATGGAACCGTTCCCATTTTTTTAACTTGTTGGGGAGTTGCTCTTCACCGATTAATAGGATGGGCGCTTGGCTAGATTCGTAGAGGTCACGTATCAGTTCAGCAGCATTCTTCTCTACGATATGGTCCATTTCATCCACAATTAGGGGGCGACCACTCATGGCCAGTTCTTGTGCGGCCTGGTCCAGCATTTCTGGAATGGTACCAATCGGCTTAATGCCCATTTCATGCAAGATTGCTTTAAGGGTATGGGCTTTACTCCAAACGCTTTTCGCTTGAACGTAGTAGGCTCTTCGGCGGTTGGCTACGTGTGTAGCCGCGACTGATTTACCGTAACCTGATGGGCCAAATAGGCACACCATGCCGGGTAAACTAGCAGAGCGTTCTATTGCTCGTTCTAGGGCTACATCGCATAAACCAAGGTTGGTAATTTCTGCAATTCCGCCATTGATATGATTGTTATTAGTCGTCATACTTTTGTTGCTCCATTTTGCAAGATTGGTAGCACTGGGATCAGAGGGTTCGAGCCTCTGGTCCTATCTTTGATTCTTCATCTGCGCGCCGTGCCCAAGCGCTAAATTCTTTACTTTTTCCGTAGGTCTTAAACCAAAAGCTGTGTTGTTCTGGTATGGCTTTACCGTGTGAATACTCTTGGTAAAGGTTGATGCGTTCCGCTGATGTCATATCCTGTAGGGAGCGTTCAGCTGACTCTGTGATCAAGACTGGTTCTTCTATTTCTGCGGTTCTGTTAGTGATTAGGTCAGGGGTGATAGAGCCGATGCCAGGAATATAGGTAGGTGTATCTTGCTCTAATGCTGGACGGCCGTTTAGTTCTGCTTCGACCTCTTCAAGCTTCACTTCTAGGCGGCGTTTTCTGCCTTTCGCTCGACCTTCACGTGCATGTTCAACAACGCTTTGTGGCATGTAGTTTTGACTGTTTCCGTTTAGCTCTGCTTTGCAGATGAGCGTGCCGCTCTCTGGTTCGTGCACCCATACAAACTGCGGATCGTTGATGTCGTAAGCAATGTGAACTTGTTCGCCGTGCCACTCTGTTAGTTCATGACTAAAGTAAATGTTGCTCATAAACTTAATCTCGCCACGGTTGGCTGTACGCTTAGTGCGTGGTCTAAATACTTGGGCTGCATCGTCACCAGTTAGCGTAAGAGGGGACCAACCTTTATCTTTAAATTGGTTCCATACTTCATCAGGTGATTGGTGACGGCGTTTGCCTTGCTCGTCTGTGAATTTTGGTAGGCTGCTATGGGGGCGACTGTTGTACCAATCGATACGCTCATTCACCATTTGCATAAAAGCATCCCAAGCCATCAAGTGCATGACACCGCCTTGTTTTACTGCTTTGCGACTCAGTTTAAATTGTTCGTGTCGGGCTTCTTGGTCCATGTCTTTACCGATAAAACCCTGAACACCTTTCGCCATGTCGACCCAAAGGGTTTGATGTACACGTTCAATGACACCGCGAGCTTGTGAGCTATAGGGTAGTGAGTGAGTCATCGTGCTACCTAAGCGAGCGAGAACGCCCGTTGCTTTATCTTTAAGTAGGGCGTTGGCATATCCGCCGCCGTTATCTACATAAAGTAGGGCGGGTATAGCTTGTGTGCATGAACTAATCAGGGCATCTAATACAGCAATGCTGCTCTCAGCTAGATCAACAGATACGCCTACTACTCGACGGGTGGCGATGTCTATAAATGTTGTGATCTCAGGGCGGAAAGGTCGACCATGAAACGGGTGTTGAACTTCGCCGTCATGACAGTGGCCATCTGCACTATAGATATCTGCTGGCAGCAGCTTGCTAAAGTCACGTCGCATAAAGGGCAGTAAATTTTTAAGTTCACGTGCACCCATGCGGCCACGCTCTTTGGATACGTTGCCCATTTTTTTAATGAACCGACGAACTGCGTAAATGCTTGGTGGTGTACCTTCATAAAATGCTGTGAACTGGCGATATGCGTGTTCAACACTTGGCTTTTCTGGACGCTGCCAACAAAGTAAAAACTCATTAGCCCACTCAGGGATTTTGATTTCTCGCTTGGCTTTAGGCGCTAAGTCTTTTGCAGGGGCTGCAAACCAACGTTTAATGCTACGGTCGCTAGGGTAATTACTAGCTGAATTACCGCGTGGGTCTTTAGCTAGCTGTAAGGCTTTATCTAAAACCGGATTAATTTCTGCTAACTGTCCAGTGATCGCTTGTGCCAATAAAGCCGCTATTGCTGACTCTTTACTAATGCCTTGTTCATGCATTGCGTTAATGGCAGTGATAACCGTTGCGCGTGCATCTGCAGTAGTGCGCTGACGTTCATTAAGGCCTGCTTGTTGTGTAGAAACCGTTCTTGCTACTGCCGATTTTGATTCATGTAAGCGCGGCATAAGCTCTTCGATCTGGTTGGCCTGGAGTGCCTTGCGAGCTTCGGCAGGTAGGTTGCTGATGTGATATTCAAAGCCTTTACCAAAAGCCTTTTTCTGGCTTTCCCAATTGGATATTTCAGCTTTGCTTCTGACACGCCTTTCTGTCGATGGCATGCCAGGGAGCCCTGCTATTTCCTTAGCTGTGTACCAGTGTTTCATAACTTAAATCCTTTACAGAAGTTCCGGCTGTTGAAACTTTTCTACATTTCCACGCTGGTGCGCTAAGTCTTCAATCAACGTTGCTAGGGCTTCTGAGGTTTCTTTCTGCTCGCTGCGGCCTTCATTGAAGTCGATAAGCATCGACATAACCTTGTTGGCATAGCTCCCAAGATCTGAAAGCTCTTTGTGTTGAGCTTTCCGACCTGTTGGCATATCAACAATCAGTTTGTTTGCACTGTAGGCGAGGTATTGAGTAACAAAATCAGCTCCACATGCGGTTTCAAATGCCCGGATCTTTATGGCGGGCATTCTTCCTGATTCCATCCATTTGTAGAGATTCCAATGGGTGGCTTCTCCCATCATTTCCGCGACGGTTTCGACACTTCGGTGGTGAACTTCTTTTGCATGCGAAATACAAAGCTCCATACCGTGCCGAAGGCTCCTTGCGCGTTTACGTTTCCAATTTGTACGTGCCATTGGATGACCTCTACTGTTGCGTTATCCAAATAAATAATTTTTGTGTCTCTGTGCATCGTGATTCATTGCCGTTAGGCTTAATCCAAATATTAAAAAAGGAAAAAATCATGATGTTATGCAACACGTACATGCGGTCTTACTGCAGGTGATGTATATTTAACTGTTAGGGATTGATAGCGAGAGGGCCATATCTCTTCGGGCTTGAGCTCTAGGAAATCGGCAATGATTTTTTGAGCAGTGGGAGCGTTCTTTCGATAGAACACTACATACAAAGCACGACGGTTGTCATAGCCATTAGCTTCGGCCAGTTTTGATAGATTGCTACCACGGTTTTTTACCGCGAATAGAACCTCATTCTGGCTCCAGTCCTCAGTTTTTGAGTGGGTCTTTGATTTGCTCAT